TTGGCTAAGTGATCGAGAAAACATTTATAGCAAAGATCCACAAAAAACTCTCCAAAGAAATATATCGTTGGAAAATTAATGATGCATACCATGGAGGCGTTCCTGACGTGTACTACAGCGGCCTGACTGGCTGCATGTTTGTAGAATACAAATACCACAAAAAGATACCTGTGAAATCAACTTCTAAAATTTCAATTAATACATCTACGCAACAAAAAGAATGGTTAAAAAAAGCACTAAGTCATAGTGTGCCTGCTTACGTAGTAGTCGGAGCTGCAGATAAGATTGTAATGACACAGGATATAAACAAAACATTTTTTACAGTTAAAGAATTTTTAGAACAAGCGTATAGTTTTGATGAATATGTAGATAAATTAACTAATATGCTTACAACAGGAGGTTAGAATGTCGGATAAAATAAATCCACCCTATTACAACAAGTCAATTGAAACTACAGACTACATACTTGCCCACGACTTAGGCTACTTAGAAGGTAATATTGTTAAGTATGTCACAAGGTATAAAGAAAAAAATGGTATTGAAGATTTACATAAAGCTGAGTGGTACTTAGCTAAACTAATAAAACAAGTAAGGAACCAATAGTTATTTCTTTTTACGCCTGCGAGTAGTTTTTTTCTTACGTGCAATAGTACGTACATTTGTAGGTTTACCACCTGGATTACCAGCTCTACGTTTTCTAGTAACTGCACTCTTCTTTTGTGCAGTCGTCATACTTTTGGCCTTGGAGCGTGGTACACACTTCGGGTACTTACGTTTACTTTTACTAGCAGACTTACGCCCGCACGCTTGATACTTGCCCTTCTTTTTAGGTGCACCTATATCCACCCAATCACCTTTAGAGCCTTTACCAAACCATGCAGTTAATCCACCAGTAGGTTTAGCCATTACCTATAGCCTCCGCCTCTTTTCTTGTATGTACGCACTAGCCAACCATTGGCATATGCTGAGGGGTATACCTTAAATTTTCTTTTAGCTTCTGACTTAACTCTTGAATACAAAGCTGGATTAGTAGGCTTTGCACCGCTTTTCTTTTTAGTAGTTTTTTTCTTTTTAACTGCCATTTTATCTCCTTTTTTTACGACCTGTACTAGTTCTTGGAAAAGACCTATTAGATTTTTTAGACTCCATTCTAATGTTTTTTGGAGAATCGTTTAAGGGATTCCCATCAATATGGTGCACGTCTTTACCATCACCTTTTGTAGCTTTACCAGTACGTATCATTTTCCTACGTACTTTATTTCTAGCAGCTCGTCTTTTCTTCTGTTTTGCACTGCCTTGGTAATTATCGTATTCAGCACGATAGTTACGAGCCATATTACTTACCTACTTGCTTTTGCGCTTTCTTATGAGCAGCTCTGAAGTTATCACCCATTAACATACGACGTTTCATATATTTCATATGAGCAGCTGTATGATGTTTTGAATGACGAGTTAGAGTAGCTTCTTGTCGTTTAGTAAGTGCTTTTTTCTTTACCTTCATAGAAGGTTTCTTTCTAGTTCTAGGCATTTTTAATTTTCATTGATTTTAATTTAGTAGGAGCTTCTCCGTCTTTAGTCGGCACTTGGTACAAGGTAATTACATGTTCACCTTTATCATTTAGCTCCCAAACCAAATCTTTATCTCCGCTCGTAGTTGAAGTTATTATCATATTAGCTCCTAGTAAGATTTATAATCTTTCATAGGATCGCCCAACGAAGGCATCATTCCTAGTTGTGATCTAGTCTGCATAGGGTCTTGAAGCATATCGTTAGCACTATTTGGTACATTAGGTTTCATTTGGTACTCTGATACTTTCATATCTCCTACCATCCCTTCTTTAGGGCCCATTTTTATTCTGCTCGCCATAAGTTTTTCCTGTAGTTATTGTTTTTATTTTACCTATAAAGTGTAGATTTTCAAAGGCTCTGTAATACCTTTTCTCATCCCGACCCCTGTTTAATTGTAATGGTTGTTGAAGACCCGCCGTTGATCTTAACCGTATTAGATACGCCGTCTTGCACCAATATAATTGTGTAACTGTTTGACCCATCTAAGTTTAGCCTAGCACTTTGGTTGACTGTTCTATTTAAACTAATAGTTTGCCCTGCAACAATAGTTGTTATTTGTGTGTCCTTGTCTTGACCTATTTCTGTTCCAACAATACGTATGCCAGCACCCCCTTGTTTAAGAGCGTCTTCTTCTTTAGATATAGCTAGCGCATCTAACACATTAAGTAGATCTTCTAAAAAGTTTACATCTAGGTAGTTAATATCTAGCTCAGTGAATTCTAAATCTTTTTCGTTATCTAAGAAATTTTCTGACAAGTAGTCAATTTCTAGTTCGTTAAAATCTAAATAGTCTGCTGTAGCTTGTTGTTGAGTATCTTCTTGTAAGTCTTCTCTAGGTTCTGGAGGATTTACAATAAGCATGTTGTCGATTAGATCTAAGGTAATGTCTAATATAACAGGGCTTGTAGGGGCTTGTTCAAATGCACTGGCTACAGTAGATTCATAAGGTTGGTTAAGTATTACCATACCCATACCCGTTTCAACTGTTATCTCACCACTAGACGTACCATCAGGGTTAGGTAGTAGAATAACTAATGATCTTCCTAGTTCATCTACAGTTATAGTAAAGTCCGTCCCTCTTATTCCGACAACAGCAGAGTTTGTCCGTATTTTGATATTCTTTTTCGATACTCTATTGAGCTTGCCTGTAACAAATCGTGCTGTGCCTTTAGCAAAGGTCAAAGCCATTTTAGATTTATCTGGGTCAGGATCAAAGATAAACTCATCAATCAACACTTGTGAGTTTTCTGTCAGTCTTATTTGAGTATCATCAATAAACGTAATACCCATACGGCCGTTTGCAGTTTCTACTTTGTCATAACTCAGTATGCCAAAGTCTATCTCTGCCCCATAAGGTTTATCTCTTAGAACTTGTGCGCTACCCCTTAGTTCAGATATAGAGCCTATATCAACAGACGAATGAAGTTGTTGCGTCTGACTGAGTAACACATACGACCCCATTAGAGCCAACAGATGTAATCTTAAGCCAATCATTATCAGATGTAGATTCCTGATCTATGTTAAATGTTCTTGATCCACCGGTATGATCTAGGTAGAAGTAACCACCCGCATAACCATCACTATCGTAAGTTACTGTGTTGTCTGAACCATCTATATCCATATAGTTAGTAGCACCGTCTACATCTATAGCTGCTGTAATACTGTTGCTTCCACCCTGTATTATCCAATCTAAATCTAAGTTCGCTGCAAGTGCGGTCATAGCGTGATTAAGGGTCATGGTGTTTGTATTGCCTGTGACTTGTACGTTTACGTTAGAGCCATCAGCTCCAGTAGCGTTTGTTTCGTCTGTAGACATATTAAAAGTATTGCTATCGCCTATGAAGGAAAAGTAGCCTGTGTAGTTATCTGCCCATATATCACCAAGAAATTTATTTGATGCACCTTTCTGCAGGATATCTAACGTCATGGACGCACCATCGATATCTAGTGCAGTCATAGAACCCGCCGCAGCATCAGCACCACCGATGATGTTTCCTCCACCACCCACTTGTTCTACATCTAAGTTAGATGTAGCACCCGATTGGTCTATAAATATCTCGTTGTCAGCCCCGTATAGCGGCGATACAGTCGTCATCGCAACTAGGCTTATTAATGTCAGTTTCTTCATCTTTTTGTTTCCAATAGCCTTCTTCATAACCCTCCTCTATTGTATGTAAAACAGCTGTCTCTACTGCCATCTGTAAAGCAATGTTTATAGACTCATTTTCTACTATACCGCTCTCAATTTCAACTAATTCAGTACCGTTTGCATAGAACCTAAATACGTCAGAAGATATAGATGCGCTAAGAATTGTTTTAGTAACCAAAACTTCAAGCAATATTTTACCTGTACTAACAGAAACTGTACGTAGAGAGATGGTCACAGAGTCTTGCCTGTATTGTTTAGAGCCGCCTATGCCCAGGTATCTAGCACCTGCTCCACCCGAACGAACGTTAGTTTCGTAGCCTACTACCCCACCCTCCATTAGCAGACCTGCAAATAATAACGGTTTAACTTTTTGTTTTTCATCAAAACTTTCTCTAGTAGTGCGAATTATTTGCCGTTCTTTAGTTAAGTTATCTAAACCTTTACGCTCTACTACTTCAAAGACATTTGAATGCTGCAATGCCCTAATCAAGTAAGCGTCTGGAGCTTGTGTGATAGCTGTACTGAAACTAGCATACTGACTATTAGATCTACGTTGACCTGTCTGATCTGAAAAAGAAGAAGGGTATACCGCCACTATAGGTTTTCGTATAGGCACAGAAACTTCTGTCAAATCAGTAAGTAAAGAACCAACTTCTGCTGATTCAATACTTCTTATAGGGGGTATTCCATTATTTAATGGATCTACAATTAACGAGCAATTAGAAAGTAAAGGAACCAAGAGGTACAGTAATTTCTGTTGTGTTACCTTCTTCATCTGTAATTACCAATGTTACTTTATCGTCTTCTACTCTATATTCTATAGTATTACCTTCTAATTCTAGAGTACCAAAATCAGATGCAGTTTCACCGAATAGGCTATCAACCAATTGTCTGCTTAGCTGTGCATATATTCTACTCTCTAGGTTACGTATAAACCTAGCTAACGTTGTGTTATCTGCTTCTCTTTCTAGGTCTTCTACATAGGCTTGAATTTCTTCACGTATAGCTTCTTTTCTGTTGAACTCTTGGTTCTCTATAGTTAGGTAATGGCTTGAAGTGTTCTGCCCTGAAAAACTAGGGTTTTTAAACTTATGAGTCATTTCATCTGCTTGTATTTGTTGTATAACTACTACAAGCAATATTATAGACAGTCCTATTATTGCAAAAAGATTATCATGTTTGTTCATTAATCTTTTCTTTGGTCATCTCTGTCTGCCTTTGCAATCTTGTTACTGTCAATCAACTGCGGTACTCCTAAGATTGTCTTGATAAGCGTGTCTTGTCTAATTATCTCATTATCAAGAGATCTTACTCTATCTATAAGAGCAACCAGGATCCCATGTTGTGAGTCTAGTTTTGTACCGAGCCTTAGTTCCATTTGTTCTATTTGATCTGCCACTTTATCGTCTAAAACATCTAGTTTTGTCTCCATGCCATCAATTATACGGTTGATAAGTTTCCATATAAAGAAACCTAGACCGCCCGCAGCTGCTATGGGAAAGCCAACTTCGTTTATAAATGTTACTGCTTCTTGCACTACGCTACAGGTTTAAACAGCCCCAGCTCTATTAGTCTTGTCCTGTTCGCTGCGTGCACTGCTTCGATTGCTTCTTTACTTTGTCCAAAATATGCAGCAGCGTGGTAGTTGTCTATCATAGCTTGGTTAATATTTACCCCATCAACTACTACGTCGCCAAGAACCCTACCAAATTTACCCCTAGAGTCTTTTAGTTTTGTTTGTATAACAACTTTTGCGCCATTATCTATTGCTTCTTTTAAGAAAGCCGAAGCCATTTTTCCTCTAGCCTTCTCATCCAGGTTGCGAGTACGTGACTCGGGAGTATCAATACCATATAAACGAACGCGAGACTTATAAAGAATGTCAAAGCCAAGATCCAACACAACATCGATAGTGTCGCCATCAACGACTCTCTCAACTGTGCAACTATATTCATACATTAGATGTACCTAGAAGCAAGCAGGGTAGTAATAATTAGTGGGTATATACCCCACATAATAGTTTCTAAACGTTTAAATTTAGCGGACCCTTCGTCTAGCCTGTCTTCAATGTACTTGAAACGTATAGAGTTTTCACGCTGATACGCTTCTACTATAGTCACAGTTTCGGTTGATTTTTTAGATTTCACTTTTTTTTCTTCTTGCGTTTAAGGCCCTTAAAGTCTGCGCCTGTAATTTTATTACGAGGCTTACTAACTCTAGCTAACTTTTTTTGTTTTGGAGACAGTTTTTTAACCATTAGTACTTACCTTTTTTCATCCTCATGGGTTTAGCTTTTTTAGTCATAGTCTTTTTTTTCTTTTTAGTAGGTTTTTTACCGTATGAATATGCCATATTAGTACTCCGTCATTGTGTTTTTAAATTTACGATGTGATTTTGTATCTACAAACGTAGCACCTTGCGTTACACCAGGAACGGAACCGTCGTGGTTTTGTACAGTAGAGTACTTGTTAGTACAAATGTCTTTGTACTTAGTTTTCTCTTTATGGTTTATAGGTCTATTAATCACGTTTTTATTTTACAATAATATTTACTCTTTTGGATATTTATCTTTTATAGCTGTTATAGCGTCTTTCCAAGTAGTTGTGCTGTTAACTTGGTCTTTGTAGATCATATCTAATTGATCCTTTACATGTGGGTATTCAGCTTGTCTTTTTTGTTTATATGTTTGATCTATATCAACTGCGCGTCTGTATAACTGCCCGTCTTCTTCTACAATAACAATATTTTTACCAACTACGTCAACTCCAACTTCGTCAGTTAAGGGCCTCCAGTCATCTCCTTCTCCTTTACTAGAATGTACAGTATTGTTATAAACAGCATTATCTATCCATTTTACCCAAGGCATTATCTAACTCCCATAAGAAATCCAGTAGCGTCCAGTACGTTTTGAGTACCACTGGCATTACTACTACCTATAACATTAGCATCTCCAGAAATTCTAACCCTAGCTTTTACGCCATGCGTTACCTGTTGCTCTGTACCTCCTGCAAATACACCTGAAATAGCAAAGTCATTTTGGGCGTCGTCGACAGCTACCCATAAAATTTTTGAAACTTCTGTAAAAGCTCCTACTCCTCCAGCGCTAACTGATGATTTAAAACTAAAAGTAGTGGAGCTCCCCCAAGCAGAAACGTTAGAACCAGAATATGAAATAATCCTACTACTAAAAACTACTGCGTTTCCATTAATGGTACGATCCGTACTACCATCAGTTATTATATCTCCAACAGCAACATTCGCTAATGAAGTAATACTGCTGCTAAAAGTAACAGTATTATTAGAACCTGTAGATGTTACTCCAGACAAGTAAGTACTTACTATCGAACTGCCGTCATAACCATTACCGAAAGCTGAAAGAACGCTAGATGTAGATGCAGTTTCATTAGATGTACCACCTTGTGAGTTCACATTCCAAGGAGCCATTTCTAGACTAATATGATACCAAGAGTTTTTTTCAACAGTGACTTGGTTTAAATTAAAATTTGCATAAGGAACCCAACCTTGCGGGTGTGTTGGTTTTGCTAACTCTAAAGTAAGTACAGTAGAGTAAGTATTACTATTATTAGTAAATGATACACTGCTGCCTATAGACGCTGCTTCTGCTTTTGCTACATCGCCGCTTAATGTATTTGCAAATAAACTCGCAACCTTAGCAGTATCAATTGAGGCGTTAGCAATTTTAGCGTTCGTTACAGCGGCGTTAAGTATTTTTGCATTCGTTATACTCGCGTCTTGTATTTTTGCTTCAGTAACAGATAAGTTACCAAGCTTTGCATTTGTTACAGCTAAGTTAGCAATACGAGCAGTATCAACGGCCAACGATCCAATTTTAGCACTTGTTATTGCTGCATCTTGAATCATTGCGTCTTTTATAAAAACAGTATTACTCGATACAATAAAAGGAGCAGTGCTAGCGTTATTGCCATTCCAAATAGCAAACTTATCTGCTTGGAATTGCACATAAGACTGAGCCCCTGACCCGTCACTTGCATTAGAACCAATAACCATACCTGCCGCAGACTTACTACCATCAGACTCTGTAGACACTTGTAGCACAAACATTGCATTAAGATCTCCAGTATGGGTTGCAGTAGTAGTAGTTAGTGTATTTACAGAAGCAGTGTTCGTTCCTACTGTACTAGTTAAATTTGTTAACGACGTTGCTGTAGCACTTTGCGCATTTGTAACGGTGACAATATCAGACTGAGCCGTAGCCATAGCAGCAGTCAAAGTGCTGCCAGTAAAACTAGTGCTACCGAAAGCAGTAACTAAAGCAGAGTCACGCCCTGCAACCCAAGCATTATTAGCTGTATTTCTTGTGTATATCTGCCCGTCATCTGTATCAAACCATATATCATTCGGTTGTAGAGCATCCCCACCAGATCTAGTACTAGGTTGGCTTGAAGATTTTATGATTGTTGCAGCTGTAGTGCCGGTAGCTAGTAAGTTGTATCCAGGCAAATCTGCTAGAGTTTGACTCAAGCTAGTCATTACAGCGGCTATATCTATTGCAGTAACAGCAACTTCAGGCCCAGAAAACGGACCACGTATGTCAGAAGTGCTTACAAACCTAACCCAGTAATAAAAAGTTTGATTGTAATCAACAGAGTCTGACCAAACACTAGCGGTAGTAGTATCTGCTAATACTGCATTGCTAATATTACTAGAAGTTCCTCTATATACTTCAGCAAAAGCAAAATTACCAAACTGTGGGTCATCCCACGATACTACACTAGTAGTAAAAGCCGCACTTGCATCAAGTCCTGTAGGAGCTGGGGGTATCGTAACGTCGTTAAGAGCAGAAGGAGGTTCGAAGTCTACTATCCCTGTACCTGCGTTTGGGTTAAAAGGGTTGTCTAAAAGTTCTTGAGCTAAACCCGAATCTATAAGCTCCCGTAAAGTTATCGCCCTGTCTCGTGGGTCACCCCGTCGGCCTAATCTTATTTCTAAAGCTTCTATTAATGAGTCTAAAGTTTTTTTTAGCTGTGGGTCGACCTTGCTTGGTATAGATACTAAAGATGGTACTTTTGTTCCAGTAGTACTCATTAAACCGCCCTCAATTCTTCTATGGACTCCCCTATGCAGATTTCATTAATAGTGTGAGCTCCCTCTACCTGTATCTCATAAGTCTTGTAAATACCCGACGGCAATCTAAGAATAGGTTCGGGTATAGTAGTTGCACTAAAACTAGGGGTTTGTCCCGTTACACTAAAGGAACTACCAGAAGCTGTAATGATTGCTTGATAATACAAACTACCATCTCCTAGTACTTTTACTGTAATACCACTTCCGCTATATGCTTCTGCATCTACTTTAACAAACGCCATTTTAGTCGGCTTACTAGGTACGAATTTTTTTGTTTTAAATGTAAGCGACTCGTTTGTTGCACTTCCTTGAAACTCTTTTACATTACTGCCTTCTATTACATACAATTCATTAGTATCTGGGTCTGTGTGCCCGCCTTTTGTACTAGTACTGGAAGTCTGCGTTAGAGTTGTAAGCGCATTTTTACCGCCCCTAGGGTCGAAAATAAAACCGCCATAGTTAGAACCACTAGCATAGTAGCCTATATATTTACCTTGCCATAGAAAACCTTGAATTGTAGAAGGGTAAAAATCCGCTTGCCATTGTTTTGGGGTTATAAGACCCTCTGTTACTACTTGTACATCGGTACCAGCTGCAGCTACTAATCCGTCTGGAGATGCATAGATTACATATGGCCCCATATCTACCATAGATCTTTTGTTTAAACATGCTTGAGCAGCTTCTATACGAATGGCTGTCATAGATTGTGGATCAACTCCTGTTATAAAGTATGGATTACCTTCTGTGCCTACAAACAACCCATTTCCAGTAGTGCCTATGCCAACGATATCATCTTCTAAAGTAGTCCTATACGCTACTGGCCAAGCATGGGGTAAAAAAGGTTCAGAAAAACAAATTCGCTTACCTGTAAATCCAGCAAAAATGCCGTTAGATAATGCGGTCAAACCTTTCATTTGCCCATTAGGATATAAAGCAGTTTGTTCGTCAGGTGGACCGATCCAAAAAGTAGAAGGTATGAGTTCTCCTAAGTTTGCGTTAGTTACATTATCTGTAAAACTAGTAGCAGATAGAGCAACCTCTCCAACAAACTGAAAAGCTGTAGTATTCGAGCCTGTGTTAGATCTATAAATTCGTTTCTTGCTTAAGTTAGTATTTGTTCTGCCAACGCCTGAACCTGCTGTAGTTTCTAAATTACCTACTGTAACAGTTTGGGCATCTACTTTAGTTGCTACGGAAGATACAGGTGAGGGAGGGCCCTCTTCTCCATATCCTGAAACAAACGTATACACGTACGCTGTGCTGTACTGTGTGGTTGTTCCGTCGTCTGTGCCACTAACACTTGCCGTAGGAGCTGCAGTAGGAGCAGGTATACCCAGTCTGTAGAAGTTTCTAGGATATCTTCCAGAACCACTAGCTGCAATAATATCTCCTGCAGCCATTCTAGGAAAAGTTTCACCTGACCAATATAATCTAGCCAATGCATCATCAGCAATGGGCCCCGGTTGAACGTCCACGTCGTCTGTCCACTCCAGCCAAAAATTACTGCCTGCATATTCGTAGTAATAAATACTAGTTCTACCAGCACTCGTTAGTGCCTGTGTCTGTGAGTTTTCGGTTATAGGAGTAAGAACTCCTCTATCTAAATCTAAATCGTTTGCAGTTTGTCCTACTGTGTCATTTAGAAGCCTAGGAGATATTTGCGGTGCTATCCCTGAGAAATTAATAAGTTTGTAGTACGCCACATTACCCCTCCAGAAGTAAATCTCGTAAGCGGGTACTCCTTAGCCCAACTTGTTTTGCCCATTTAGAATCTAGCATCTCCACGCCAGCAGTTTCCCACTCTTCTGCTTCCACAGCAGACAAAAATTTTTTAAAACCCATTAATCTAGATAACCCTAAGTTAAAACACATGTTTATAAGAACGCGTTGTCTTGCGTCAGATAGACTTGGAAACCAAGAAAAAGCTGTCTCTAGTTCTCTTACACAGAGATCTATGTCGTTACTTAATAAGTAATCAGATTCGTCTTCTGTAATACCACGGTCGTCTATATTTCTACCGACACCGATTGTATTTTTCCCAGCACTACATTTATAAAGAGTGAGAACTACACCTTCATCAACTTTTAACTCTTCTATAAGCTGTTCTCTATTCATCTTTACCAGGTGTATTAGAAGCCCCAAAGTAAAAAGATATAATAGCACTCGCTAAGCCACCTAGGTATCCGAGAACCAGGTTGATTAATGCCTCTGAGTTTTGTTCGGGGGGCTGAATGGTGACTAAAAATATGTAGCCCATAAATCCACCTACTACAAGAACTCCTATAATACGAGCAGTCCAATCTTTACTAAATTTACCTCTAGCATCTTGTATGTCTGCAGTTTCAAGCTTAAAAACATCTACCTCTAGCTCTTTCATTTTAACTTCAAAGTCAGCTTCAGCTTTCTTTAGTTCAAGCATTTGTTCTGGTGTAGCATTATTTATGGCTTTTTGTATTTCTTTAGGTTCGTTCTTACAACCCAATACATCTGCGATCATATTTGCAGCCATACCACCCATAGGCCCGCCTAATGCTGTACCTAGTGTTGGTGCTACCGATCCTATTAAATTTTTAATTAATGCTTTCATAACTATTTTGCTTCATCAATTATAGCGTGAGCTTCTTCAAGTTGTTCATCTGCAACAGTTGCAACTGGCAATTCTTCTATCCCAGCTTCTTCTATAAGTTGATCAAGCGCGCTGGTAGTGCTATCTTGAGCTCTTTGTTGAACTTTAACTAAACGGCCTAGTCTATTTAACTCAGTTTGTATTTCTAAAAGCATATTGAACTCTTGCTTCATTGGTTCGGTTAGATCCTCTATAAGATATTCTTTACCGTTGTAGTTAATACGTTCTATTTTTTGGTCTGTCATAAATACTCCTTATTTAAATAAAAATATAATCATAGCATACTGGCTTCATTTGCACTCTTTTTTGCAGCCTTAACTGCATCAGTCCAAACTGCATTTGCTATTGCTTGTACTTCAGTAGACTCACCAGATATATCTGTGTCTGTATGTGTAAATGAATCATCATCATTTTTGACTGTGTTTACACATGAAAGTGCGTGTCTATGAAAAGACCTTGTAAGCTCTACTCCATCTTCTTTAATTACTGTAGCAGTACGAACTTGTATGTCCTTGTATTCTCCTACTATTTCTATTTTATCTTCTTCTGTTGTTTTTGTTATTGCCATTTTTTTCTCCGTGCCTAGAGTCTACTAGACATAATTGTTATTTCCATTATGTTATGTAACTTCCTGTAAACTTAATATAATAAGTTCCACCATCTACTAATTCTTGTGCTTGAAGATTATACCAAGTTGAGTCGTCTCTACTTCCTAGTAAATTTAAACTAGTTGCATTAGATACTCCTTCTACACCTATTTGGATTATGCTACTAGGTGA